GCCTCGTACTTCCCGACGTCGGGCAGCGACTCCTGGAGGTTGTCGTGGACCGCACTTCCGTGGCCGATGAAGTCGACCGCGACAGGGTGGCGCTGAAACTCGACGAGGATGTCCTCGAGGGCGTCACTCTGATCCGTGTGGTTCGTCCCCCGCTCGGAGTAGTGGATGACCATCACGTTCCGGTGGATCGTCGCGAGCACCGTCTGGTCCCCACTCCGGGCGACGTCGATCCCGGACGCCGTCGCCGCCGGGAGAACGAACTCGCCACGGTCGAGCTCCCCCTGGAGCAGCTCGCCGCGCTCCCACGCCGCGTTGACGTCGGCGACCGTGTACGGGCGGTTGACACTCGCCCCCGCCGGCGGCATGATGCCCGCCCGACGTCGGAACCAGCGCTTCGAGAGGTTCTCGGTGAAGTCGGGGTTGCGGGTGAGCGAGTCGTCGTCGACGAAGACGTAGTTGCCCTCGTCGTCGATCCGCGGCGCCGACATCCGCAGCGCCTTGTGGTAGCCCGGCCACTCCGAGCCGTTGAACTCGACCCAGTCATCCGACAGCTTCGAGATGTCCGCGATCCCGTCGATCTTCTGCCCCTCTCGCCGACCCGTATCGATCTGGACGTTGTGCGAGTCGAACGTCGAGAAGCGGACGACCTCCCAGTTCGGGTGGTCATCCATCAACGGGTAGATCGCGTTCGTCTCGTCCTCCGGCGGGTTCGCGATAGCGATGAGGCGGTCGCGATCGTCGCTCGCGAGCGACCGCATTGCCTCGATGACGTCCTCGTCGACAGCCGACTTGTCCGCCTCCTCGATGATCGCCAGCGTGTACGCCGCGTGGACGCCCTCCAGCTCGCCGGCGTCTCGTGGAGATGACGCCTCGAAGAAGTGCTCCGGGTCGTCCTCGAACTCGATGCGCTCCGGCCGGCTCTTGTACTCGCCGGGCAGCGGGATCCGGGCCCCGCCGTGGAGCGACTCGACCGGCTTACAGTACGTCCGCTTCATCTTCCGCTCGGTCCCCGACGTCGCGAACGACACGGCCGGGTACCGGCACAGCAACCACACGATCGTGATCGCCGCGAGGATGTACGACTTCCCGAGCGAGTTCGCCGAGACGACCAGCACCTGGTGGTTGTTCGCGACCGCCCGGCAGATGCGACGCTGGGCCCGTCCCAGCCGAAGACCGAGGTAGTCCTCGATGGCGTCCTCGAGCCACGTCTCGTCGCCGGCGTCGGCACGCTGGGCGTAGTGTGCCGGGGGCTTCGGTGCGTCGACGACGTCGTCGCCAGCGGCCCCAGTGGACGTCGACGCCATGCTAGGCACAGGGTTACTGCTCGCCATCGCCCTCGTGGTACTCTTTCAGGTTGCCCATGAACGCCGTCTCGATGCCGTTGTGGTTCAGGTCGACCTCCTCGTTCGGGAAGATGCCCGCCTTGTCACAGATCGACTCGTAGCGACGGAGGAACCGCTCGTCACCAGTGACTCGGAACTTCTCGAGGGCGACCTGCGCCATCAGCCGGGCCTGGTCCTTCGCGCCCTCTGGCGTGTCGGTGAGGTCGTAGCCGTCGACGATCCGTTCCTTGCCGTCGGACCCGACGAACCCGTCGAGGAACTTGTCAGAGTACGCCCCGTGGACGGCGGCGTTGTCGTTGCCTTCCGAGGCACCACCGTCGTTTCCCTTAGCGTTGTCGTTGCCCTCGGGGGCGCCACCAGAGCCGCCGTGTTTCGAACAGCGACCCTCGCCGACGTGGTCCGTACTCTTGCCCGGCCACGCCCCGCAGTACCCGAGGAACACCTTCTCTCCGTCCCGGCGCTCCCACCGCCGTCCCATACACGAATCGTCAGTCGGATCCTGTACCGGCACGTGGTCAAGCGGCTCGCCGATCAGTTCTTCTTCGGGGACGTCCATGGGGTTGAGTTGTTTCGTTGAGACAGCGAGCGGCGTCTAGTGGTCAGGAGACGGGGGTGATACGACCGGTTCTGGGGGTCCTGAGGACGTCGGCGAAGGTGGCGTGAGCCGCGGATCGTCGACGTCGAGGTCGTGTTCACCACCGAGGTGACACGAATCGCAGAGGGCAACGAGGTTCGACGGGCGGTTGTTCTCCTTGTTGCCGTCGAGGTGGTGGACGTGGAACGAGTAGACCTCGCTCCGGCCACACCCGCATCCCGGGCAACGGTACCGGTCCTTGTCCCGCCGCTCCCAGAAGATGTGACGTCCAGAAGAGCGGGGATCAGCCATCGGTGAGGATCTTCCGGACGCACTCCGGGCAGATTGTGATGGTGTCGCCGAGCTCGTAGCCCTGCGCCTGCATGAATTCCCCGAACGGCGTCGTCGTCCACGTCCGCTTGTTGAACGTGGCGAGAAAGCCGGGATCCTCACCGTGGTGCGAGCACTTGTCGCAGGTGTAGTCGTATCCCATCGTGAATTCACTGCATATTCTCGACGTCGACACGGATCGGCGCCGGTGGCGAGAGGAGCCAGCTAGATGGCGTCCCGCAGTACTGGCACGTGATCTCGGCGACGCCCGGTCTATCTTTGACTGTCGCGTCCTCCTGGTGGAGGAGATCGTGCTCGCAGCCGGGGCAGAACGCCGCCGACGACTGGCGCTCGATCGGCCACAGCGACGGCGACCCGCACTCGCCACACTCCTGAGCCGGGGCGTCGCGGTCTTCGAGGGCCTGCCGAACGAGCCGATCCTCCTCGCAGTCGTGACAGCGGACACGCTCCCACGAGTGGAAGCTGAGCCGGCAGCGGATGCGGTTGAACAGGCTTGCCGGGCGCTGGTGTTCTTCTGAGAGCATAATTACGTAATTACTAGCGCACCGACTGGAGATCCGAGACCACCTTCGACGATGTGAGCGTCGGGACCTCGTCGATCCGGTTCTCCAGCTCGTCGAGGCGCTCCAGGAGCTCGCCGTCGGCGTCCGCCTCCCGGACGATCTCGACGTTGTCGCCCTGGAGCGCTGGGAGGACTACCTCTTGGAACTGCTCGGCGCGGGTCCGGTCGTCGTCCGGGAGCAACGCGTCGAGCTCATCGACGATGTCGTCCGGGAGCGAGATGGTCGTGGTCATAATTACGTAATTACTCCTCGCGGCACTTCGCGCAGACCGGGCCGTCGTCCTCGTCGGCGTCGGGCTGCCACTTCGATGGCGCGTCGAACAGGTACCGCGTCCCGCAGTCAGCGCAGGTCCACGCCATCAGGTGCGAACGCTCCCGTCGACGTCGTCGACAAGCTCGTCAGTCTCCGCGTGCCGTTCGATGTACACCCACGTCGCACACCCAAGCAGTGTGAACAGGATGTTCGCCGTGATCGCGAACGACTCCGCGAGCGACGGAGTCAGCACTGCCGACGACGACGTCAGGATTAGCGCCGACCCGATCAGAAACGTCCCGACGACGTACTTCGGATGTACCCGTTTTGGGTGGATCAGCTGAAACCAGATAGCCGCACAGACCCATACCGAGCCGGCGACCATCCCGAGCGTGTTCACGAGGCTACTCATCGTCCCGGCCTCCGTCGCTGTTGTCGACCCCGACGGTGATGCCGGGAACCTGCTCGAGGAGCTTGTCCAACCCCAGCAGCGTGCCGACCAGCGTCAGTAGAATCGCCTTGTCTTCGACCGTTAGCGTCACTCCTGCGTCGATCGTGTCGGCGACGACGAGGCCAAGCAACACCAGGAGTGTCACCAGCCCGCCAATCGCCTTGGCCTTTCTGCGCAGTCTCATTCATGGCTCTCTCTGAGTTACTAGTAGGATGATAAATGGCGACGCGGGGGATCGAACCCCGCACGGGATAGGACCGTCTCAGGCTTTGGTTTCGCCCGAGCCCATAGGCCCGTCCGTGACCACGCCAGTGGCGTCGCAAGGCGGCCGGTCTAGATTAGGTTTGGAACGTCGAATCCGTAGCTGTCGCCGGGTCGAATAGAGGACGTCCAGAAGTGCTCACACACGTCGACACGTACGTGACAACGATCTCCCGCACTCGCGATCATGGTGGCCGGCCGCTCGTGTGTCGGTACGCAGCCTCCTGCCAACATCGGCAGTACAAACGGCCATGGACCAGCGCGGATTCGAACCGCGGCCTCGCGACGGCTTCAGCGTCGTGCTCTCCCTGACTGAGCTACTGGTCCGAACTCGCAGATGGCGGTGGATTACGGGGGTGTAACGCGCCGGCGATTCGTCGAGATTGGTCGAGCGTTACAGGGGTGTAACGTCCTCGGTGGGGACGCGCCACGTGTGGCCGACGGCCTCGACCGTAACGATCGTCTCCGCCGCGATCGACGCCGAAAATTCGGAGTCGACGACTCGCGCGAGCGTCACCTCGCCACGTGGCGTCTCCGTTCGGACGATCGTGCCCGTCGACGGCGCCGCACTCGCGCTCATGCTGGTACCTCGCGCTGCGAGTCGGCCTTCTCGACGACGCCCGCCTCAACGGCGCCCGCAAGCACCTCGTTGATCGTCGTCGGGGCGCCCTCCCGGTGCGGGCCGATCCCGCGACCAGGCAGCGCTGCTGGCGGGAGTTCGTAGTAGAGTTCGTTCGCACGCCGAGCCAGCTGCCGAACGTTGACGGTGTACCCCTTCGCCTCGAGTGTCGCGTGGAGGTTCTCCAAGAGATCTCGAAGGTGGGCGGGGTCGACCTCATCGTCGTCCCACGTTCGGACGTACGCGCCGTCGACGCCGCACTCGCAGAACGTCGTCCCTGCGTCCATCACGGGTTCGTCCGGGACGTCTTCGTGGGTGGTGCGCCACGGTAGGCGTTCGGAGTAGCGAGCGACGTAGACGCCGTCGTCCTCGACGCGGTTCTGGTCGGCGTCGACGTCGGCGTTGCGGTACCTCACGGGGCGCATCGCGTCGCGACGGATCCGACCGAAGCAGTTCATACAGACGTGGCCGTCGTTCAGCACGTGCTCTTGAAACTCGGTCATGGCAGAACTCTCCGCGCTGGGCGGAGTCTCCCCCACGGCCCCACTCTCGGGTGGTCATGAACCGTGGTTGGAGTTGTCTGTACTCCTCGTGGCAGGTACTTAGTCGGGGGAGATACCCACATTGTACCGTTGTATCTCCCCGAGAATACGGCGTGCGTTACACCGTCGTAACGGACGCTAAACTCTAGGTGTAACGCTTCTTCTCGACGATTGCCGGAGAATCGCTCCGCTTCGCTCCGCTTTTCTCGTTACACCCGTTGCTAATCGACCCTTCATTTCAGGGGAAGGGGCGGTGGGGCGAACGTGGCGAGAGGTGCGTCACCTCCGCCGTGTTACGTGGGTCGTCTGAACGTGCGTTACGACGGTGTAACGCACTCCGTCACTGGTACCGTTCTTCTACCTCCTTCAGGTACTCGTGCCACTCGCCCTTGTCAGCGACGAGGGCGAGCTTGCCGCCCCGCTCGTCAATCGTCAGCAGGTTGTGCGGGCTACGAGCGTCACGCTCACGTGGCTTCCTGTTCGGTGATGTCAACTTCGCACACTGGTACATCGTCCGCTTCAGCGTGTTGTTGTTGACGTCCTCCATGTCGCCCTTGTCGGGGTCTTCGAGGATGGAGCGGGCTGCTGTAGACTTGAGGACGAGCTTGCCTCCCTTCGTCTTCGCAGCACGACCACCAAAGGCCTGGAAGAGCACGGTTGCCCGCGCCTTGTTCGCGCTCGGATCCTCGCGGACCTCCGACCGCAGCGCCGCAATCGTGTCCTCGATCGGGAGCTCCGGCTCGTCGTCGCCGGTCAGCCCGACAAGGTCGGCCGCGTCTACGCCTTCAAGCTTCACTTGAGTGAGGTCGTCTTCGAGTTCTTCGAGCTCTTCTGCGTTCTCGTACACCTTCGACAGCGGTGTGATCTCCTGATTCGTCTCTGTGTTCTCGATCCGGAGTTCACGTGGGTTCGGGTCGTCCCACCGGACGGCAGCCCGCTCGTCGAGTTCAGCCTCCAGCTCCTCGATGCGGTCAGCCTGCTCGTCGATCGTCCTCTCCTGGTCGGCGACCGTCGCCTCCAGGTCGTCGATGCGATCGAGCGCTCCCTCGAGCCGCTGCTCCAGCTGGGCGACACGATCGTGGTCGGTGGTCGGTGCGTCTGCCGTCCGTTCGTCTGTGTTGGCGGACATGGTTTAGCAGCTCCTCGGTGTCGATGAGCACCGACCTCGACAGGGGTCGCACGCGGACTGGGCAGCCGCACCGCTCTCTGTGGCGGTAGGCTTATGGTCCGGCCGTGCGCAGAAAGAGGTACGCAAACCCGCGTGACCCGACCCTGCCAGGAACCAGGTCACGTGGGTCCCCCCTTCTGCGGTGGGTTCTTCGGCTAGTCTGTACTGTACCGTCTTGCGGGCGGACCTCTTAAAACCCCGACCCCTAGCAGCGACAACACGTCTGACGGGCATCATGCGGCCACCCCGGCGAGGAAGTACCCAGCCGTCAGCCCCCACGCGAACACGACTATTACGATGAAGACCACAGCGAGCAGTCGCTGCGTCGCATCTGCGTGTTCAGCCATCGGTTTCCTCCTGGTCGAACGAGAGCAGTTCGTTCCCGACTTTATCCGTCACCACTTCGAGGAAGGTGTCTTCTGGCGTGTCGAGGACGATCTTCGGGCCGAGGCTGTCCGGGACAAGCTCGCCGCTCGCACTGTCGTACGTGAGACCGGTGCCGATGCCCCGACCGACGACG